GACTCTTCCAACCGATAGCGCCTATGAGCAAAATAAAGAATTTTCTGGTAGTTCTAACCACTGGGCAATAAGTGGTAGTGCTACTATCGCGCGTCTAGATGGAAATCAATTTGTTATAAAATTAGTTGCGACAAGCTCTAATGGCCCCTCCGGAAATTATTATGCCCCAAATGATTGGAAGTTAAGTTGTGATGTTGGAGATAACGTAGGCGGATGGGACACCTCCTTTAGTATAACTAAAGGAGCGTCTACATATTACTATATTGGAGAAGCCTCACCGGGCACTACCATCAAGGTAAATGTCAATGGTGCGGGTGGAACAGGGAGCGCAATAACGACGCAAACTATGACTTTTACTGCGCCCGCCCTTCTTGTCGTAACACTCAATATTTCCTTTGACGCCCAAAGCGGAACTTCTTGCACCGCAATTACGCGCGATTAGGGTAACACCTATGGAGAGCTTCCCGTTTCATACCGCAGAGGACATAAGTTCCTCGGTTGGAGCACTGATACTACAAGCGCAAATATCGTAAGTTCAAGTACCACTATTACCCAATCAGCAGATTTTACTTTATATGCTATCTGGAAATTTATTGGCGCATTATATGTCAAAATAAACGGCGCGTGGCAGTCGATATATTGATTTTGTCTACATATATAAGAGAGATATAATCTATGTCAAATCCAGTTAGTTTTTCAGACAGACAAACAGACTATAAAAATGGAGTAAGATATACTGCGGGTATTAGCGTAAAAGCTAGTGCATCTTACGAGCGTGATGGTTCAAAAGCCATAATTACAGTGACAATTACTGCTAGCGGTTGGGGGCATTACTCACAAGCCCATATAGCACCCTCCCCTGATGGGTCCGCGCCAGCAAGCTCTGCATATACTGCTGTTATTGCAAAATAGGATACATCTTATTCAGATGCTACTTGGACTGGAACTTATACATATGATGACCCAAGGGCAAAGACATATTCCTTTTACATAAAATCATATGTTCATGCGATTACAGGCTATAATGGCCAATGGTCTGATGTGCATATACTTACCATAGATGTTCCAACTGGTGGCGCGGTCGCCTGGGTGAAAGTTGAAAATTAGTGGAAAAAAGGCGCATATATTTATACAAAAATCAATAATGTATGGACAAAGGGCATCGCGCAGAGTAAAGATAATGGACTATGGAAAATGTGATGAGTATACATCACAAGGGAGGTATACTCAATGAGATATTTTGGTAAAATTACCGAAGATAAAGACGTAATTACAAGAGAATTTTTAGAAAAAGGGTAGTATAACGACGGTGTAATTACCGTCGCCAAGCTATCCGCAAACGCGAAGTATTGGGATGAGGCCCCGCGCAGAGTAGAAGATGGGGGCTCACTTATTACCCATGATTGGGGCCATATCTTCAACTGGTCTTGGGGCGCAAATCAAGCATACACCTTCACTTTCGAATTTTTCAATAATAATCCTGATACATTTTGGGAGACAATTATCTTTGCCAATGACTAGACAACAGTTGCCTTCCCTAATGTGCCTGTGATTGAAATGAATAAAGGTGGAGATGCAGTTACTAAAGCAGATAATGTGATAACTATCCCACATCACAAATATATGCATATAAAGCGTATTAGTACTGTTGCCTTAGTATTGAGTGGTAATTATGACCAAAGCTATATCTATACAGGCACTAGCGACCCAAGTAATGATATGGGTCAAAATGGTGACATATACATCCAATACACCTAATTTTTTGCTTCGCGTGAAGTAAATAACGGAGGTTATTTATGAAATATATTACTGCAACAATTGATGCAGGCGGTAAGCTCGTATGTAACCTTGATTACTATACAGATGCGGAGGGAAAAACACAATTTTTCCCTCTAATTCAAGGTAGTGTCAATTACTACGCTTTCCGTCTGATTACAAATAATTTGCCTGATGAATGGAGAGACATCCTTCAGGCACAAAACAATAGATGGGTTATCTTTTAGAATACCCACTTAGAAGATGGTAAGAATACCACTGCTATGCCCCTAACGCCAGTAAATGATAGAGGAATGGTGTATTTACAAGCGGTAATTCCCTCTTATATTTTGGCCAAGCCTGGCGTGTTGAGTATTACGATTTTGTTTGCTCTTGGAGAAACAATAAAGCAACTTTCCACGGTAAGCCAAAATGAGAGTGATTTTGAGCCATTGCGTATTCTTCCTTCGAATGATACGATTGATAAGGCAATACTTAGTGGTATAACGATAGAGGATAAAACTATCTACCATCAACTCATTGGCACGCTTTTAGGTGGTAGTGATGGTCAAGTACTTCAAAAGAACTCTGCAAGCGGAACAATGGGTTATACGTGGGTAGATGGTTCTAAACTTTCTCCAGGTATCATCTTTGGAGGTTACGTTACTCCCTATACTTCTGAGAAAACTAAAAAAGTGTATGCATTAGCTGAAATAACGCCCTCTGCGCGTACTGCTATTTTTGGTGAAGGAAGTACTGAAACCAAACTTATTCTATTGAATTAGGTTACTGCTAGCGACACCATTGATGGAATTATTCCACGAGGCTGGGCGCAATGCACAAATATGTAGTTCCTCGCGCGAGAAAGTGTAAATTCTACTGATGGATTGAATGTTTCTTTAAACGACTATTTGGTTTCTGATGGTGAGAAATGGAATATTGTTCCTGCGGTAGATAAGACAGTAATTGAGAGAATTGTTGCCGATAGTTATGTGCCATGGAACTATGGCTCTAATGCTGGCGATACTAAGAAAACAGTGAATATGGTAGATATTTCTGGTAATGCTGGCTCGGCAGATAAAGTAAATCATTCTATCGATATTGCTGGTGCAAAGTTTGATGGACATGAGGATATAGTTGTTAGTAGCATTAAAGGTGAATGGCTTGATGATAGCTCTGTAAAAGCTAGTAAACTTAATGCCGATGTAAGTAATGTATATATTCCTTGGGGCTACGATGGTGGTAGCTAGGACGCAGTAAAAATAAATATTTCTGGGAATGCGGGGACAGCCAGTCAAGTAAACAATAAACTTACCATAGGCGAATAGCCTTTTGAATAGACTTTCGATGGTTCTTAGCCAGTAGTTATTTCTGCTTAGACATTGGCAATATTATTAGATACCTATACCAGCGCTTATATTGATACGTCTAATTTGCGCGACTTGAGTGTGGCGAGTGGTAAGATTGGTAAGGGCGCTATTGTAAGTGATAAGCTGGCGGATGGCGCTGTAGGAACAGATGCATTAGCAGATAAGGGTGTAACCTATGCTAAGCTTGATGGCGAAGGGATGAAGAGTAGACTACTGCGTATCGGCACAGACAATCGCGCACCACAAGCAAGTGATGCATCTAATTTTGATTTGTGGGTTTAGTGGTTCTGAGGTGAGATATGGGCTATTGGACTGATAACGCGCCTAGCATTGTTGGTAGTTGGACATCTTTAGGCTAGTCAGAAGATATTTGGACATATTGGACGAGCGGACAATATAATTATGGTTATGGAATTCATACTGTAAACTATATCGCTAGAACTCCACGCAATGAATTAGTTGTAAAAATTATTCTATGGTCTTATGCTGCATACCAAAGCGATCCAGGAGGCACTTCAGGCCATACTGAAGTAACAAGTAATTTTTCTTGCACTGATGAATATGGTGTTACATAGAAAAAGAGCATCAGACACCAAACAGGTACTAGTTGGTATGAAGCAGGTACGGCCTATTTTGTCCTACCAGATTTGCCAATTCCAACAAAAATTACTTGTGGCGGAATAAATCATAGCGATAAGGCAACTACAGTAAGCACTTCAACTTATCCCACTCCCATCAGTGGAAGATTATATTATAATCTAAATGGTAGCTGGAAGCCAGCCTCTATTCATTATCCTTCTAATGATGGTTGGAAAACAGCAATTCTTTTTGATACAAACCATCTTCCATAATCATCTATAACCACATAAGGAGGTAACCTATGTTATACGGTATCGACATTGCAGGCCATCAATGGGATATGGACATTTCTAAAGTCCAGTGCGACTTTATCATCATCAAAGCCACTGGTGGTTCTGGTTTCATAAACTCAACATTCAAAAAGCACGTTGAGCAAGCTCTTTCCTTAGGCAAGCTCGTCGGCGCGTATCACTTTGCTCTTGACGGCTACCCAAATAAAGGCGCTAAAGCTGAAGCTCAACACTTTGTAAATATTGTCAAGCCCTACCTTGGTAAGATTATTCTTGCTCTCGATTGGGAAGCTAAAGCGGTAAAACTTGGCCCTGCTTGGGCGAAGGAATGGTTGGATGAGGTATATCGTCTTACTGGTATTCATCCCATCATCTATATGAGCCACGGTCTTACTAGCCAACCTGGTTGGGCAGAAGTAGCAAAATATACCAAACTTTGGATGGCGCAATATAAAGACTATGTCCCTCAAAGGGGCTACAACTCTAATCCTTGGGGTTCTAAAACCGCAGGTAAATGGGGCACTGATATTTTCATTCGCCAGTATACTTCTTCTATGTATATTGATGGATGGCGCTCTCGCCTTGATGCGAATATTCTTTATGGAACAAAAGAAGAATGGCTCGCTCTCACTAAGGCTGGTGCGACTCCTGCGCCAGAACCCACTCCTGAACCTTCTCCTGAGCCTACTCCTTCTGGCAAGACCTACAATGAGCTTGCGTGCGAAGTGCTTGCGGGCAAGTGGGGCAATGGAGGCGCGCGCATCCGACATTTGACTGAAGCTGGATATAATGCTAGCGAAGTTCAGCGTTATGTGAATGCGATGTATAATGGCCGTACTCTTCCTGATAAGGTAGCTGAGACAACTAAGCCAAGCGAGTCCTCGAAGCCTAGTGAGCCCGCGCAACCAGAAGTAGATTATACTGCTCTCGCGCGCGAGGTATGGGCAGGAAAATGGGGCAATGGAGCTGTCCGCAGACGTAGACTTACTGAAGCTGGATATGATTATAATAAAGTCCAAGCCGAAGTAAATCGTCTTTACGGTTGAGTTTTTAGATATAAAAAAAGTCCGAGGATTATTCCTCGGACTTTTCGTTTATATAGACTGCGAAGGTAATTAGGAAATGTTTTGGAGTTGGGCATTTACCAAGTCCACTAATACCATATTTAGATAGATTTTTATTATTCCATATCCATCTAAGTACACCATTGATACGGGCTTCAACTTGTTTAGGTGTAAGATTATATCTCTGCGCCAATTCAATATAAACACCTTTACAAATAGGGAGGTGATAGTCTGTTGTATATATTTGAATGGCATCAAAGAATAATTCATAACCGAGCAAGTAAACGGGAATACCTAACTCTTTCTACAATTTGGTAATATTTGTTTCTAGCAATGACACAGTATAGAAGCCTCCTATTGATTGAGTTTGTCTTCAATCGAGACAATACACGTCATTAGCGTAGAAACCGCAGTTATATATTAGTTAGTTTAGGGACTTGATGTATGCCCGTGCGCATAGAGCTAATTGGTCTAAGTCACCATCATTGAATATTGTAGTGTCATAGTTATATCTGCGCGTGGCGATATCACTTTCATTTGTCGGCTTTTCGTGGTCTTTGCGTGAAACAAATACAGTACGCGCGCCTACTCGGTCAACAAACTTTTGAATTTCTTCTGGCTCTCTACATTGAACAAAAACATAGAGCGTATGAGTAATACCATAAGCATCGAGTTCTGTGCGCTTCTTTTGTGCAGTTTTGATAATGTCTTTATAAGGCACATCGTCCCATTCAATAAGCAGTTGTTTTAGGTCGCTCAAAAATTTTCGGTTTTTTGGGGTTTTTGTGCCATCCCATCCTGCTATGATAGCTAGGCTTTTGACAAGGTCTACTGTAGAGATATCCAACGTGTAGTTCTCACCAATAATTTCCTAGCAATAAGAGACAAAAGTAGATTTTCCGGAGCGAGGAAACCCACCCACAATAATATATTGAATATCATTCATTTTCCATCCTCCAACTTACAGCAAGTTCATCCACGATATTGTTGAATTGGTTATTCGCGTGGCCTTTCACTTTACAGAAACTAATGTCTGCACGCCGGAAATACGGAATAAGTTTCTCCCATAAGTCCTGATTGAGGACAGGTTTCTTTTGAGAAGTCATCCATCCATTCTCTACCCATTTGCGCCACCAACCTGCACTATAACAATTGATGCAGTAGGCGCTGTCTGCGTAGATAGTCCATCTGGTTTCTGGTTGAGTGTCAATATACTTGCAAGCTTCAAGAATAGCTGTAAGTTCCATTCGGTTATTTGTGGTATGCTTTTCACTACCACCTGTATTATATGTTGCGACACCTTGTTCGACAACAACAAAAGCCCATCCGCCTGGGCCAGGATTTTTAGAACAAGCGCCATCAGTATAAATTTCAATCATAGATAGTATGCCTCCAAGAGTTTCTGGATGGTGGTAGTATCTATATTGGAGCCAATAACTTGTGAAGTCGCACGAAGAGGACGGTTGAAAAGCCCAATAGCACCATCATAAGGATTATCCAAATAGTAAATGAGGCCTTGCTTTTTTTCTTTTCTGCACGCCCGCTTGATTTTCCATCCGTACTTTCGGCAGAATTTCCAATACTGGAAAAGACCCATATCGACATAGAAAGGTTGAGAAACAAAGGCACAGTAATTGCGAGCTATAACTGTTGCGCACAAGTCAACAGTCTTACTAGTATCAATATGGGAAAAGATAATGGGAGTGGTTTTATCCCAAAACCGTTTATTCATTTCTACATACA